GGAAGAGGCCGAGCCGGGCACGTTTGACGGCGCCGACGTCGTCTTCCTGCGCCGGCTGAACGTATACGAGGTGTCCCCCGTCCTGCTCGGGGCCGGTATCGGCACGGGCACGACGGATATTAAGGACCGCAAGAAGGCGGATGACGGTGATGACGAGGCCGGCGACGAGGCGACGAAGACGAGGCTTCAGGACGAGGTAAGTCGAGAGACGCTCGAAGCGGGTAAGTCCGTTGACCATTTGTTGGCAAGTAAATTCATGGAAACAGCAGATGCCATTCTGCGGAGGAATACGAAATGAGTAAGAAGATTGAAAAGCTGCAGGGCGATATGCAGCAGGCTTGGGAAAAGATTGACGCGATCCGACAAAAGGTGGTTGCCGAGGATCGCGAGTTCATGGCAGACGAGCGCGATCAGGTTGAAAAGGGCCTTGATGTGATCCGAAATCTGGAAAAGCAGGTTGAGGAAGCGCGTAAGGACGAAGATATTCTGCGTCAGGTCGAGGCGTTTGGTGAAGGGCTGAAGGACGCGATACCTGCACCGGTGCCAACAGGCACGCGCAAGGGCGCACCTCTGAGTGAACAGTTCCTGGGCTCGCCGCAGTTCAAGTCGTGGCTGGCGCAGATGGCGCCGGGTGGGACCATGACCTCCAGCCAGTTCGGCCGGTCCCCTGCGGTTGAACTGAAGGGCTTTCTGGATATTCTGCACCGCAAGCAGCTAGTGACTGGCCTCGACTCGACCAGCGCGGGCGCCTTCATCGTGCCCGACGACACGGGCATCTACGAGCCGCTGGGCCGGCATCCGCTGACGCTGCCCCAGCTCATCAGCAGGCGTCAGACGGACACTGATACCGTGGAGTGGGTGGTTCAGACCGGGCAGATCACGCAGGCGGCTCCAGTGCCAGAAGCGAACGTAGTTGAATACACCGGCTATCCGGGGCAGGTGCAGGGCTTGAAGCCGCTGGGTGCGCCGACGTTCGAGCGTGTGCAGACGACGGTGAAGAACGTGGCGGTGGCGGTGAAAACTACCCGCCGGGCGCTGGCCGATGTTTCGCAGATGCGCGGCATCCTGGAACAGGAGCTGCGTGAGGATCTGGCTGAAGAACTCGAGCTGCAAATGCTGGCGGGAAACGGCATCGGCGAGAACTTCACCGGGCTGGCCAATACGGCTAACACACTGGGGCAGACGTTCGACACGGACATCTTCAGGACATCGCACAAGGCGCTGACGCACTTGCTCGTCAACGGTAAGCAGCGACCGACGGCGTGGCTGCTTAGCCCGGAGGATTGGGAAACCATCGAGCTCTCGAAAGATAATCAGGGCCGCTACCACTACGGCGGCCCGATCAATCGCGGGCCGATGACGTTGTGGGGTGTGCCCGTGGCGCTCTCTTTCTTCCAGACGGCAGGCACCGGTTGGCTGGGGAACTGGACCAAGGCGGTGCTGTGGGACCGGCAGCTAACGTCGATATACGTGACGGACAGCGACGTGGATGACTTCCGCCGGAATATTATCACGATTCTGGCCGAGTTCCGCGCCGCGTTCGGCATCACCCTGCCTTCGGCATTCTGTGAGGTAGACCTGGAAGGCGGCTCGTAAGAGCACCTTTTTTGTAGACCGGGGAGGGGGTTGCCTGGCTGCCGCCAGGCCCCTCCCCACTGGAGCATGATGGAACGCGGCGTTTTGTACGTGGCTTACGGCGAGAAAGCGCGCAAGATGGCCCAGGCCAGCATTCTGACGGTGCGCCGGCACGCGGCCGGGCTGCCGGTGGCGGTGGTTAGTGACGCGCCGCTGGCGGGCGCGGACGCGCACCTCTTCCACCCGGAAGCGGACCGCGGCGCGCGCACGCAAAAGACGCAGGTTTACCGGCTCTCGCCGTTCGACGAGACGCTGTTCCTGGACGCGGACACGGAGCTGCGGGCCAGCCCGGATCCGGGCTTCCGGCTGCTGCAGTTCGTGGACCTGGTGCTGGGGCAGGACGTGAACCGCAACTTTGCCGACAACAAGTGGCGGCACTTGAGGGCGGAGGAAGTGACCTTCACTGAGCAGGCGCTGGGCACGCGGCAGCACATGTATTTCAACAGCGGCGTGATCTTCTTCCGCCGTAACGAGCGCGTGGCGGCGATGATGGCCGCCTGGCATGAGGAATGGCAGCGCTTTGGGATGCACGACCAGATGGCGCTACTCAGGGCCATCCACCGCTGCCCGGTGCGCATCGCGCCGATGCGCGAGGCGTGGAACACGCACAAGCGGGGCGTCGCGGCCTTCGTCTTCCACAACCACCGGCAGGCGCGCCGGGAAGGAGCGCCGCAGTGACGATTTCACCGCAGGAAGTGCAGGCCGCGCTGGCAGCTCGTGGGCCTGCACGACTTCACCATAGCATTTCGGAGGCTCCCATGAAGCCGGGAAGCCTGAAGCCGGTCCCGATGATGGACGCGCCGGAAGTGGAGGCGCTGCGGGCGCTCCTTGCCGAGCGCAAGCCGCGGCGCGTGCTGGAATGGGGCGCGGGCGGCTCGACGCTCTACTGGCCGGCACAGTTCCCGGACGTGGAATGGGTGGCCGTCGAGCACAACCCGGAGTACGCCGCGGCGCTGGAAGGGCGCCTCAACGCAAACACCACCCTGCACCGGCTGGACTTTCCGGACTATTACCGGCTGGGGCCGGACTTCGGGACATTCGACCTGATCATCGTGGACGGGCGGCGGCGGGTGCGCTGCCTGGACGCGGCCCGCGAGCTGCTGGCGCCGGGCGGTGCGGTCGTGCTGCACGACGCCGGCCGGGAACGCTACGCGCCGGGCCGCGCCTTTTACCAGGCCGTCACGGTGCTGCACCCGCCGAAAGAGGGCAAGGACCCGCGTGGGCTCCTATTGTTAGAAGAGCCGGCGGCGGTGCCGGCCGTAAGCGCCGAGCGCGGCGCCGTCTACCTGTGCTGGGGCGAGCCGGCGACGCTGGAAGCCGAGCGCAGCATGGCCTCCCTGTGGAAACACGAGCCGGAAATGCCGGTGCTGGTCGTGGGCGACGAGGCCGCCTGCGCGCATTTTGCCGGCCAGGCGCGGGTGCAGACGCATCACTGTCTGGTAGACCCGTTCACGAGCGAGAGCCTGTTCGGCTTCAAGGCCGGGCGGGTGAAGCCGCTGCTGGCGCGCCTCTCGCCGTTTGCGCAGACGCTGTACGTGGACGCGGAGACGGCGTTCAAGCGCAGCCCGGCCGAGGGGTTCGCGCTGCTGGAGAAGTGGGACTTCGTCGTGGCCGAGGCGGAGACGCGCTCGCTGGCCGCCACCTTCCCGGACAACCGGACGGAAGCCGGGGAGACGGCGGCCTGGCTGGGCACGCCGCACATCCTCTACCACAACAGCGGGATGCTGTTCTGGCGGCGGAATGAGGCGACGGGGCGGCTGTTCGACCTGTGGAGCGAGGAATGGCAGCGCTACCAGGGCTGGGACGAGCAGATTGCATTGCTGCGGGCGCTCCTTCAGTCCGACGTCCTGTTCCTGAACGTGCCCTTTACGTGGAACTGCCGGGGGCCGGAAGCGGCCTTCCTGCTCTACCACCGCTTCGCCAGCCGGGCGGCGCGGAAGTACCGGAAGCCGACGCCGGTGGTTAGGAACGGCCGGCGGGGCCAGCCGATGGCGCCGGCGCGCCCGCTGGTGCGGCTGGAGCTGGAGCCGGGCCGCTTTGTGAAGTGCCACGAGGGCGACGAAGAGAAAGTGCTCGCGCAATTCCAGCAGCAGAAGGAGGCAGGCCGTGCCCGTCGTTAATAGCCGTTTGAACTGGAGTGTTGACTCCCAGGAGGTACGCATGAGCAAAGGAAAGCTGATCCGGGTGGAGCTGAGCCCGGGCCGCTACGTGAAGATGTACGAGGCGGACGCCGTGGCCGCCGGGCACATTGCGGCCCCGCAGGCCAAGGCGCAGCCGCCGGCGCAGAACAAGATGCGGCTGCCGGCAGAGAACAAAGCGCCTGAACTGGAGCCGGAGGAAGTGCCGGAGCCGGACGATTTCACCGTCATCGACGGCGTGGGCCCGGCCACGGCGCGGGCGCTCGCCGCGAACGGCATTACGACGTTTGCGCAGCTCCGGACGGCCGGCGAGCTCGGCTACCTGACGGCCACGGTCAACGCGGCCATCGAGGAATGGCGCAAGCATGGATAATTTCGCCACCGTCGCCGACGTCGAGGCGTTCCTGCAGCTGGAGCTGACCGGTGCGCAGACGGTCTCCGTGGAGCGGGCCCTCGCCGAGGCCACGGCGGCCATCCGCAACTACTGCCGGCAGACCATCTCGCTGGTGGAGGACGACGAGGTCGTGCTCTACCCGTTCGGCGGCTGGCGGCTGTTCCTGCCGGAGCTGCCGGTGCTGGCGGTCTCGGTCGTCGAGCAGGACGGCACGGCGCTGACGGCCGACGACTACATCTGGGAGCGCAGCGGCATTTTGCGGCGCTATCCGGACGCGCGCTGGGTGGCCGGCAATAAGACCGTGCGCGTGGTCTACGACCACGGCTACGCGGAGATACCCGACGATATTGTGGCTGTGGCCACGCGGGCAGCGGCGCGCGCCTTTCAGGCCGGCCTGCGCGCCGCGGAGACGGCGGGCACGCCGGGCATTGCCAGTAAGTCGCTCGGCGACTTCTCCGTCTCTTACGCGACGGAGGGTAGCAGTGCGGAGGGCGTCATGGGCGCCTCGGCCGCGCGGGTGCTGCTCATGAGTGAGAAAGAGCTTTTGAACCGCTACCGGGTGAACCCGTGACGAGCGCAGTCTTCGAGTCGCTCCTGAACCATGATGTGGCCATCGAGCGCCGCCGGCGCAGCCCGGACGGGCAGGGCGGCTGGGCCATCGACTACCAGCCGGTGGAGACGGTGCGCGGTCGCATCCGGCCGGCCAGCTCCACCGAGCGCGAGGTGGCGATGAATGACGAGCGACAGATTACGCACGTGCTCTACGTGAAGGCGAACGCGGACATTGCGCGCGGCGACCAGGTGACGGTGGATGGTTTGACGGTGGACGTGGTCGCCGTCAAGGAGCCGTCGAAGGCCGGCGAGCATTACGAGGCGGAGTGCCGGGAGCGGCAGGTGGAAGAAGCCACGGCGGAGGTTGGCAGCTGATGGCCTTGAAGTGGACGCCAAACGAGTTCAAGCGCGAGCTGGCGGCGAAACTCGCGGCCAACGGCCAGGGCGTGGGCGAGTTCGTGCGCCGCGACGCGCGCAGCCGGCTGTCGGGCATCGCCGACCCGGACTGGGGCGCGGCGTATCGCAGCTTCGTCGCCGGCCTGGTGAGCTACGAGATAGAGGCAGGGGCGCGCGAGGTCGTGGTGACGGTGGGCGTGCGCGGCGGCTACAGCCGCTGGCACGGCTATTACATCGAGGTCGGCACGAGCCGGCAGGCGGCGCACCCGTGGCTGCGCCCGGCCGTTTTTAACAACCTGCCGCAGATACGGGCGCTGTTTGTAGGAGGGTAACGAGATGGACTTTGCCGAGATGCAGAAGAAGGTCGAGGCGGCGCTGGCGCTACTGGATAGCGAGACGGCCGACGCCATCATCGGCGAAGCGACCGACGAATACCGGACGCTCATCCAGGGCATGGACGGCGCGCACGGCATGATGTTTGTCATGGCCGCCTCCAGTGGCATGAAGAACAACGCCAAAACGCGCCAGATGGCCGGGCAGAGCAAGCTGGCGATGCTGACGCTGTTGCATTACGCCTTCGCGCTGGGCGTGCAGCACGGGCGCGGGGACGCGCCTGACCGGAGTGGTGAATGAACCTCACGGCGGCGCTCTACGACCTGCTGACCGGCGACGCGACGCTCGCGGCGCTGCTGGCCGAATACAACGGCTCGCCGGCCGTCTTCACGACGGACCCGGCGCCGGGCGACGCGGAGAAGCCGTACATCGTCAGCGCCGGGCACGTGGTGGACCTGCCGTTCGATACGAAGACGGGGCTGGGCCGCGAGGTGCAGCGCGACGTCCGCTGCTACGCCGAGGCGGACGGCAGCGCGGTGGTGGTCGAGGCCATCGCCGAGCGCGTGCGCGCGCTCCTGCACCGACAGGCGCTCAACGTGAGTGGTTTCCGCTGGATTCTTTCCGGCGTGACCGGGCCGACCGTCGCGGACGAACGCGACGTGTACGGCAGAGTTTTGACTGTGACCTGTAAGTTGATGGAGGACTGACAAATGGGATTCAACGGAAGTGGACTACTGGTGCTGGTGAATACCGGCACCGAAGAGGCGCCAGCCTACGAGGTGCTGCCCTCGCAGCGCGACGCGACCATCGAGGAAGCGGACGCCGGCATCGACGTCTCTTCGAAAGACAGCCGCGCGCAGCGGAGGCTGCCGGGGCGCTACAGCTCCACCCTTTCGGTGGACAAGCTCTACGTGCCGAATGACGACGTGTACGCCGTGCTGCGGGACGCCCTGCGCAACGGCACGCTGGTAGGCGTCGCCAAAGAAGAAAGCGACGTGGTGACGGAGACGGCCGCCGCGCTGGTGGACTCCCTGAGCGAGTCGTATCCGGATCAGGGCGAGTCGCTGGTGTCCATCAGCATGACCATCGACGGCTTCTGGGAGCCGGTAGGCAGCTAAGCATGGGCGCACGAGGCGAAGGGATTATCCAGTCGGACGAAAACGAGTATCACGTTCGTTTCGACAACCGGGCCATGTCTGCTGCTTGCAGGCAACTCGACAAGCCGATCATGGAAATCGTCGGCATCCAGTTCGCTGGAGATGGCGACGACCTGACGGTGAATACGGCTTCTACCATCCAGGGTATGCGTCCTGATTACATCGCGGTGCTGCTGCGTGAGGGGCTGGAATCTCACCGGAGGGTGTCGAGGGCGGGCGGTCGTCCGGTCACCACGCGCGACGCGGAAGCGGTCATCAACGAAGCGGGCCTGGTATCGACGTTCATGCAGGTACTACTCCTGATTATTCCTGCGCTGGGCCTCGACCAGGATGACGCCGATCGGCCTTACGAGGCTGACGACCCAAACGACTGAGGGAGGACCTCGACTTTGAGGTCCTCCTCCGGCAGGCGCTGAAATGCGGCGTGACGGTCTCCGAGTTCTGGGGGCTGACGCCGCGGGAGACGTACATGGTCATCGAGGCGGCGATCTGGCGCAATGAGCGCCGGCAGCAGGAGTTGATGGCGCTGGCCTGGAACACGGCGGCGCTGACCCGCGCGAAGCGGATGCCCCGCCTGCGCACGCTTCTGGCCAGCCGCTCTGGGCCGGCGACTGAGGAAGAGATGCAGGCGCTGCGTGAGAAACACCGGCAGCTGAAGAAGCGGTTTGAGCCGTCCTGGCTGCCGAAGAAGCTGAGGAGCGAGCATGTCGCTGGGTGAAGCGAACGTCCCCATCCGGGCGACGATGGACCAGCTGGACAAAGACCTGGCGAAGGCCAAGGGGAAGTTCGACGGCGCGCTGGGCCACCTGCAGACGCTGGGTAAGGTGTCGCTGGCGACCCTGGTCGGCGGGCTGACGGCCGTGGCCGGTGGCGCCGTCGCCGCGGCTGCGGGCATCGTCAAGCTGGCCTCGGACGCCGAGCCGCTGGTGGGCCTGCAGGCCGGCTTTGCGACCGTCACGGATCGCATCGGCTCCAGCTCGGAGACGATGTTGGCGGCGCTGCAGGACGCCTCCGGCGGGCTCATCACCAACCGTGACCTGATGACGAGCTTCAACAAGGCGGCGGCGCTGGTGGGCGACGACTTCGCCCGCGTGCTGCCGGACGCGATGGGGCTCGTGCAGAAGGCGGCGCTCTCTACCGGGCAGGACATGGGCTTCCTGTTCGACAGCCTGGTGACGGGCATCGGGCGCGTCAGTCCGATGATCCTCGACAACCTGGGCATTCAGGTGTCGCTGGCGGAAGTGACCGAACGCGCCGCGGAGATGTTCGGCAAGTCGACGGCGGAGCTCTCCAAGCAGGAGCAGCAGGCGGCCCTGACAGAGATTGTCCTGGAGAAGCTCAACGACACCTACGGCGACGTGCCGGAGATGGAGCAGCCGTTCGCGAAGGCGCGGGTGGCGATGGCGAACCTCAAGGACGAAATCGGGGTGGCGCTCCTGACGGCCATCGGCCCGCTGGCGGAGAAGCTACTCGCGCTGGCGCAGGAAGTGCTGCCTGTGCTCATGGACATTTTTGAGGGGCGCATCCTGCCGGTCATCTCGGGCGTGGCGACGGCTTTTGGCCTCTTTTTCGACCACCTGTCTGGCGGGATGCCGGTGGTGGACAGCGTGGCGGCGCTGATTACGCAACTGGGGCTGGTGTTCGGGATGTCCTCGACGGACGCGCGCGCGCTGGGCGACGCCTTCCGGGAGATCGTCGCCAAAGCGCAGGAGATCATCGACAAGGTGATGGAACTGGTCGCGCCGATTGCCGCAGCTATCGCCGAGTTCGTCTCCTGGCAGGACGTGGCTATCGCGCTGGGGGTTGCCATGGCCTCCGTGCTCATTCCTATCATCTCCTCTATCGTGGGCGCCATCCTGCCGGTCATCGCCATTTTCGCCGTCGTGGCGGGGGCCGTGGCGCTCCTGCGCAACGCCTGGGAGAACAACTGGGGCGGCATCCAGGAGAAGGTAGCCGCGGTCATCGCCTTCATCGTGCCGCTGGTGCGAAACGCCATTGCCGCTATCCGCGCGTGGTGGGCGGCCAACGGCGAGGCGATTCTGGCGAAGGCCGCGCAGGTGTGGGAGGCGATTAAGGCGGCCATCGCGGCAGCGCTGGCGGCGGCCTCGGCCGTCGTGCAGGGCGTGCTGGACCGGATCCGGGCTTTCTGGGATGCGCACGGCGCGGCCATCATGGTCATCGTGCAGGCGGCGCTGGACTTCATCCGGGGCATCGTCCAGTCGGTGCTGGGCTTCGTCCAGGGGCTGTGGGAAGCGCACGGCGAGGCCATCCTGGCGGGCGCGTCGGCCGCGTGGGAAGGTATCGTCAATACCATCGACAGCCTCATCAACCGGGCAGGCAGCATCATCGAGGCGGTGGCGGCGGCCATCCAGGGCAACTGGGAAGGGTTCCACGAGCACATCAACAGCGCAACGGAAGGCGCGTGGAACGCCGTCCGGGATTTCATCGACGACGCCATCAACACCGTCAAGGGCACGGTTGAAACGGTGTCCGAGGCCATCAGCGGCGCGTGGGAGACGGCGATGGGCACCATCCAGTCGGTGACAGAGCCGGCCATCGACCTCATCAACGGCATCAAAGAGGCAGCGCAGGGTTTCTGGGACTGGCTCAAGGGCAAGGTGTTTAATTTCGAGATTAAGCTGCCCAGCCTGCCGGACTGGGCGACGCCCGGATCGCCGCTGCCGATTCACACGGCGTGGAAGGCGTTTGCCGGTGAGCTGAACCGCATGACGATCCGGCCGCGCTTCGACCTGGACACGATGACGCCGGCGCTGGCGCTGGCGGGCGCGGAGAGCGGGCCGACTGTGGTGGAGAGAACGGTATTCAACCTGACGGCGCAGTACCAGCACCAGGACGAGCGCAGCCTGGCGCAGGACATTTGGGCGCTGGAGAAGCTGCGGACATGATTGACCTGATTCGCAACGGCGTGGCCTACAGCCTGGACGACGGCACCTACGCGACGTACATCGACGACGAGGGCTTCGACCTGGCGCCGCTGCACCGCCTCGTGGAGCGCGGGCCGCTGCAGCACGGGGAAACGGATAGAGGCTTTCGCCTCGACCCGCGCCTGGGCACGCTGGTGCTGCAGCTGCCGCCGGCAAGCGGGCGGAGCGCGGCGAAGACGCACCGGCAGGCGCTCCTCGGGCTGTTTGCGCCGGGATACACGCAGCTAGCCCTGCGCTGGACGTGGGACGACGGCGCGGTCCGGCAGATTGACGTGCATCCGACGGGCCTGATCGGCGAGCACATGGCCGGTTACAACCGGCGTGTGGCCGTCACCCTGCGCGCGCCGGACCCGACGTTCTACGACCCGGCCGGCAAGGCGGTGACGTTTAGGCTGGGGGGCGGCGGCGATGCGCTGGAGGTGCCGCTGGAGGTGCCGATGGTGGTGGGCGCGTCTGTCATCGACGCCGCGACCGTGGTAACGAACGACGGCGACTGGCTCAGCTACCCGCATCTGATCCGCATCACCGGCCCGATTGAGGACGTGATGATTACGAACGAAACGACGGGCGAGGTGCTCTCGTTCGACGGGGTGGCCATTGCCGCCGGCGACCATTACGACCTCGACCTGCGCTACGGGCACAAGACGGTGGTGGACAGCACGGGCGCGAACAAGATAGCGGACCTGACCGAGGACAGCGACCTGGCGACGTGGCACCTGGAGCCGGGCGCGAACAGCATCCGCGTGACCGGGCTGGACGCGACCGAGGCGACGAAAGTTGAGATCTCGTTTTTCGAGAGGTACATAGGAATATGAGCGAATTATCACTCCCCTGGACGACGGACGCTGCGACGCCGGAAGGCGACCAGCAGGCGAGCTACACACAGGCGCAGCTCGCCATCCTGCACAAGATTGTCGCGGCGTGTAGCAACTTTGAGGGCGTGGCGCCGGGCTTCCTGAATGAGCTGGAGGTTGACGTGGCCGGGGCCAACACGGTGAGCGTGGCCACGGGCGGCGCGATGGTGGACGGTATTGTCTACCACAACGACGCCTCGCAAAACGTCAACATCCCGGGCGCCGTGGGCAGCGGCAACACGCGCATCGACCGCATCGTGCTGCGGGCGGACTGGGCCGGGTTCAACGTCTCGGTACATCGCATCGCGGGCGTGGACGCGGCCAGCCCCACGGCACCGGCCATCACGCAGAACAGCGGCACGATCTACGACATCATGCTGGCGCGGGTGCTGGTGACGACGGCCGGCATGGTGACGGTGATAGATGAGCGGACGTTTGCGACGCCGAAGATAGACAACAGCACGCTCGACGTCTCGAGCGGTGGCACGCTGCGCGTCAAGGCGCAAGGCATTGCAACAGGGAATATCGCCAATAATGCCGTGACGACGGCGAAGATTGCTGACGGCAACGTGACGACGGCAAAGATCGCCAATGATGCCATCGACGACACGAAGGTCGGAAACCGCGTGCCGCAATTCTACCGCCGGCAGGGGAGCAACGCGACAGACTGGACGTTTGCCGGCGATACGGGCTACGTGCCCAGCGCTGTGCGAATGCAGGCGGGAGCGCGGTCGAGTTCGACAACCGGCGAGGTTACTGTCACCTTCCCGGTTGCTTTCGGCGCGCCGCCGCTCGTTTTCACACAACTTCGGGACGTGTTTCAAGGCGGGGTCTCGACGGACATAGCGATTGCCGATATACGGAACGTAACGGCGAATGGCTTTGCGTTCGCCGTTTACGAGCCGGACGGCACCCGGATCGCCAGGATTGTAAACTGGTTTGCTGTGGGGCCGGAATGATGAGCAGACAAACACACGCGGCACTCTTAGTGATTGTTGTTCTGCTGCTGCTCGTCATGGCGGCGCTGGCTTCGTCAGCGTCGTATGACATTGCACTGCGGCATGGCGAAAGAGTAACGGTTATCTGCGAAGGCTCCCTGTCGGCGCACGCCCGCACGAATGGCGCGGCAGCGATTGTCGAGTGCGACTATGGCGATGTCATTCCTACAGCGACACCGCCAGCAGCGTGGACAGGCGCGCGTGTCTATCTTCCTATGGTAAAGCGATGACAACCAGCTCTTATCAGCTCCGCCTCTACGACACTGCCGGCACGCTGCAAGCCGTTTTAACCGACTTCCGCAGCCTGTCGTACACGCGCCGGGTCAACGCGCCGGGTGCGGTGCAGTTCACGCTCGCGGGCGACCACGCCATTCTCTCGTCCATCGCGGACAAGTGGCGGGTGCAGGTACAGCGGCAGCCGGCGGGCGGCGCGTGGCGGACGGAGGGCTGGTTCCTGTTCCGCGACGAACAGTGGCATCACGGGCAGAACGGCTCGACGTTCGTCGCCTACTGCCCCGGCATCATGAGCGTGCTGGGCTGGCGCATCGTCAACTGGGCAGCGGGCACGGCGAGCCGGACCGACTTCACCGGCGCGAAGGCGGAGACGATTGCCAAGACGCTGGTGACGTACAACGCGGCGGCGAGTGCCACGACCGGCAACGGGCGCAAGCGGAACGGGGCCATCACCGGCCTGACGGTGGAAGCCGACGGCGCTGGCGGCAACACGCTCGACTGGCGCTGCCACGGCAAGAACCTGCTGGAAACGCTGCAGGAGCTGGCGCTGGTGGGCGGCGGCGACTTCGACCTGATTCCCTCCTCGCCGACGGCGTATGAGTTCCGCTGGTACGCCGGGCAGCGGGGCGCGGACAGGACGGCGACCGTGACGTTTGCCATGCCGCTGGGCAACATGGCCGAGCCATCTTTTTACCTCACGCGCTCGACCGAGCGGACGGTGGCCGCCGTGTGGGGACAGGGCGAGGGCAGCGACCGGGACTACGTGACGCGCACGGGCACGAACTACACGGCGGGCAACGACAGCGAGCTGTACGTGGATGCGAAGGATATTGAGAAGGGGCAGACGGCGGCGCTGCAGGCGCGCGGTGACGCGAAGCTGGCGGAGGCGGAGGCGCGGGAGCGGTTCGAGTTCAAGGCGCTGCAGGCGCCGGCGACGCAATACGGCGTGCACTACGACGTGGGCGACTTGGTGACGGCTATTAATCCGTTCAACGGTGATAGCTACACGGTGCAAGTCAAGGCCGTCACGGTGACACTGGACGAGGACGGCTCAGAGCAGATAGATGTAGAGGTGGGCACGAAATGAACCGCGAGCTGCTGGAGTACGTGCGCGGGCTGGAGCGGCGCATCGGCGCGCTGGAGCGACAGGAGCGGTCGGTGCCGGTGGTGGCCGTGTACAACACGGAGGCGGGGCAGAGCATCCCGCACGATACCCTGACCGTCGTCAACTTCGGCAGTGAGGTCGTGGACACGCACAAGGCAGTGTCCACGGGCGCAGCGTGGCGGTTCGTCGCGCCGCTGGCGGGGAATTACCACGTGTCGGCGGCGCTGCTGTTCGCCGCTACGGCAGCATGGGCCGAGCACGAGCGGGCGATTCTTTATTTGCATAAAAATGGCTTGCTGTACTCAGTGCTAGATTTCGCAGTCGGCCTGGACAGCAGCGCAGCCGCCACAACAAAACACGTTGGCGGCGGAGATGTGGTCCCGCTGGCGGCGGGCGATGCAATACAGATTCGGGTGAACCAGAACAGCGGCGACACACTGAATTTGACGACTGTGGCCGGATACAGTCACGTCAGCATTTTCAGGATTCATTGACCATGACGACTGACGACCTGTACGCGCTGGTGAACCGTCTCCTGCCGCCGCTCGCGGTGGCGCTGCTGGCGGCGACGACGACGGGCCGGGGAACATGATGACGAGGCAATTATGACAGATTCATTTGGGGAGCGGATGGATAGATTGGAGAAGCGTATGGACGAGGTAGCAACGGCAGTCGATGAGATCCACGATGCCATTGTGGGCAGCATCCGGCAGCCGGGCGGCCTGGCCGTGACGGTGCAGCGCCATGAGCAGGACATTACCGCCATCCGCCACGAGTTGGCCGAGCGGGCCATGCGCCGCGACGCCATTGTCGCGGAGTATGACGACCGGGTGACGGCACTGGAGAGTTGGATTACGGCAACGAAAAACAGAACGATTGGCATCGGCATCGGCGTCGCATTGGGCAGCGCCGGCATCGGAGCGACGATGGGAGCTGTGGTTTCTAGTTTATTCGGCGGCTGAGCCGCCAAAGGAGAAAGAACATGGAACCGACGATTTGGACTTACGTATTGCAGGTAGCGCTCATTATCATCGCGTTCGCGGCCGGCGGCCCGGCGGCGTACAGGCTGGTAGACGCCGTCAAGGCGCAATTCAACCTGAACGGCTGGAAGGCCAACGCCGTGGCCTTCGTCGTCAGCGTCGTGCTGGCGACGGCGGGGCTGGTGGTGGAAGGCGTCATCCGGCCGGATGCGTTCGCGCCGGACAACATTGCCGCGCTGGTGATTGCCGTCTACGCCGCGAGCCAGCTGCACTACCAGAAGATGAAACAGGAAGAGCGGATGACGAGCGTCGAGGGCTAGCCTGTGGCTCTCGCCTTCCTCAACCCCGTCGCCGCCGGCCCGGTAGCCGATA